TGATAGTTTAATGTGAAAGGCAACATCTCATAAGAATAATTGTGTAACTCTGTTAAAGCTTCACGACATTCTTTGATTAAATCACCCAACATTTTTTCATTAATTAATTCAGCCAGTGTTCCATTTGCAACCATCTGGTCTAATTTTAAATTCACAGCGTCTTGTAAACCATTCCCAACAATCCACGCAATAAACTCATTCCATTTATTAAGTAAAGCATTGGTTAGTTCTCCCATTGCATTTAAATGTTCAATGATATGAGTCATTTTTTCATAGATTGAATATGAATTATCATAGGCACTTGGTGCATATCTACGATATTGTTCAAATGCCATAGGTGGAAACAGAGGTAACTGTGTCGGTACTGGCGGGTTTTTATAATCTGTCACTTTAATTCCTCCTAATAAGTTAAAAGAAATAAGTCTCTTCTCATTTCCTCGTGTATCATTTTTTCAATTCGTAAGAATGTAGAACGATATTTCTGTAACATTTCTTGGTATGTTTCAGTACCAATCTTTCCAACATAATGTTCTACAGATTTTTGATTTCCAACAACATTTTCGTCAAACTTATCATTTGTTTTCCCATCTAATAAACCTGTATTATGGGTTTCACCAGTTGTATGAGATGATGCGTTTGTTTCATCGTGTGTTGTACCATGAGAGGTTGTATCTTCATTCCCATCATTTTTAGTATCTTCTTTATATGTGTCATCACTCGTTGTACTTCCTTTTTGAATATCTTCAGTTATTTTAGAAGCATATTCTAGAATCCCTTTTCCATCATCTGTAGTTATAGCTAAACGACTGTCTGGTGTATCAGCTTCCACATTTCTTTCGAAGTTATCAGAAGTACCCTTATTACCTTTTGTACCATTCTTATTACCTGTGTTAGAAAGTATTTTCTTTCCTGTTCCATCACTTGTACCATCACTTACAGCGTTCGATGTAGTATCCTGTTTCATCGTTCCGTCATCTTTTGTATCTTGATGAACTGTACCATCTCTATTAGAATCTGTATCTTTTGTTGTATCAATCGTGCCGTTTTTGTCCATAATAGTATTAAGGAAAGGTTCATAGACTAACAATTCACTTTCAAACATCTTATTCCAATAAGGCATATTAATAAACAACCAGTTTTCTAAATGGAATTTAAAAAGTTCAAAGACTTCAAAACCAATATCAGTAAAATAAAATCTTCTAATAATATTCGTTTCAAATTCTTTTCTCTTGTTCTCATCATAGAAGGGATACCAGAAATCAAACAATTTAGGTCTACCTATTTCTATCTTTTCTTTGGTGGTTAACGGTTTTATCTCATATTGGCTAAAGTGGTCAATATATCTTCTAAGTTGTACGGTTTCCAGACTCATCTTGTCCACCACCTTCATAAATATTACTCATGAATTCCTCTATAACATCATGACGAATACTCACTGATACATCTAATCCATATAAACGGTTAATACGGTCACAAGCTTCTTCACGAGATTTCAACATAATATTTGCACTTGCATTAATTTGTTCATCATTAGATGAAACTTCATCTGTAACCATTCGTTCTTTCTTTTCAAGGTTTGCGTTTTTAATTCCTAAGAACGTCATAACCTCATTCCATACAGCATTTTTCTGTGTATTCAATTTATCAACAACATACGGTGCATCTGTTTTATGAACTTTTAATGATTCTGGGTCAAATGCTTTATTCACCATAATAACAGGGGAATTTCCGTCATATTTGTTGTAAATATTTTTCATAGAAAATTGATTATTATCATCAGCCGTTAAAAGAACAGGAGTTTTTTGTGCATTTTGGTTAATTCGTATAATCTCCTTCAATTCAGCTAAATCTTTTGCGAACATATTCAGACTTGGAATCGTAGGAACTAATAAATCATTATTGAAAATAACAATCCCTTGGTTTTCTTGGTGTGTTGTAAAACTACCATCATCATGGAATTGTTTAAATTCGCCTTTTGTATCACCATAATAATAGATAGGGAAATCAGCACTATATTTTGGTGCTTTTGCGTGGAAACGTGTAGGCATTAAATAATTGTTTACTTCACCACTTAACGCACCTTGAATGGCTACATAATCAATATTTGGGTCTTTGTAAAACCCAACATAACCATAAGTATGTAAACTCATTTCAAGATAACGTTCATCAATCGTTTCTGGTAAACCTTCCCATTTAAATAATTGGAAGGCTAGAAAATTAAGATATTTATAGTAATGATGGTAATAACTATTTCCCACATGGTTTTCAATCATATTAGGATTTAAAAAGTCACTTCTGTTTATCATTGTCTGCATCATATCACCTCATTACTCAATGAATAGTTTCCTACATCAGTTGTATGCCAAAGTGTAATCCCATTATCAAAGACGGCTTTTAATTCGTTTAAATCTTCATTATTAAAGTCACCAACAATGTTGCATGATGTAGTTTGTACATAATTCCAATTTTCTCTAGTATGGAAATTAGGTATTTTAACTTCATTCACTTTATACCCAAACATATTAAAGAAGTGTTCTAACTTTTTACGGTATTCTGGTTTCAATGTTTTCTTAATGAAGGTAACGCCATCATAACGATGGCCATAATCATAAGCTGTATTTGAACCTTGTTTTGCAATTTGGTTTGGCATATTCGAAATATCTTGTTGTTTAGCTTCTAAAGATTGTAATTGTAACACGGTATTTCCTGCACCTTTAACAATGTCAGTAACACCACCAATTGCATTTGTAGCCATACTTACAGGATTTTTACTACCTGCAATACTTCCAGCTGCACCGACACCACTTTGTACCATTCCCATTGCACCGTTAAACATAATAGAATTCTTTTGATTCTCAATACTATTTTTATTCCCTTGTAAGTACGCTGCCAAAAGGTCGGTAATAACTGGTATATCTTGTGGGTTACTATCAATAATTGCATATTGGTTATCTTGATGGTTCGTCATGCTCGCCTTATCATTGTATTTCTGTACACCATAAGAAACTTTATTACTCGTTCCAATTGAACCCTTCATATTTAAAAGAAGATTAGAACCTTGAATATTCTCTATTTTGTAATCTGTACGATTCCCTTTAAAATCATCTAATGTTAAAACAGTGTAGGGATACATATACAATTTACTTTCCTTGTAACTTGGAAGGTTTGCATATTTATCACCTAAATCAAAGGTTTCTGTTTTATAACGTTTTAATTCTTTTACATATAAACATGCGATTTTATCACCAATTTCAGCACCTTCAAACTTTTGGTCTGTTTCAGTGAATGTAATTCGTGTGAATGATTCACCTCCACCGCTAATTGTAAAAGGACAACCAATAGAATTCGTTAGATAGATAGAAGAAATATTACCAGTTGCTTTTTCATCTTCATAAATTTTACTGAATAATTTTTCTGGTTCACTCATTGGAATTTCTTCACCATCACCGTTAATCCATACTAAGCCTTCACCATCTAAAAAGATGGGAAGGACATAATATGATAATGGTTGTGCGATACCGTTATAAGAAGCAATATGTTTATCTTTACTTGTACCATGCAATTGCTGTTTTGCTGTAATAACAATGAATTTAACTCCATTATTAGGTACATAGTGATTTACATGAACGTCGTCATATTCTAACCCATAATTTAAACCCTCATCAACGGTATTAATAACTGGTGTACCGTCTGCATTCCATAAAGGACAGTGTTCACGAACAACAAAAGACGGTTTAAACGTAAAATCTTTCAACCATGTTTGATATACATCTAATTCGAAATATACATAGGTTACATTCTGATTTTTTCTTTCTAACTTTGTTACAAAGGCATAAAACCACTTGCTATTATAGTGTTGGTTTTGAAACATCAAATAATTGGTTTCTAGTAATTTATCAATTGGAGCATTTGCGGAAATATACCCTTTTCCTTCATCCCTAACAAAGACAGCATCACCCATACTATGTACGATTTTACGATTGATGAAGTAATTATATTGTGAAGTCGTATCATCGAATCTTATTGTATTTTTATAGTCATTTGAAAACGGTACACCTGTTAAAAATTTTATATTTGAACCGCTTAACGGTAAAGTTGCCATGAAATCACCTTCCTTTCTCTAATTATTTAATTAAGCTGTTACTGTAACAGTAGCTGTATCACTATAAACAGTACCATTTACAGTACCTTCATACTTAACAGTTAATGATGTTGCTGTTTCGCTAGCCGCAACTGTTAATAAACCACTTGAAGTAATTGTAGTTCCTGCAATACCACCAGTAACAGTATATTTAGGTGATGTTTCAGAACCATTAAGTACAGCCCCGACAAATTGTTGTGTCATTCCTTTTTTAACTGTAGCCGTTTTTGGTGTAATTGTAGCTACTGGTGCAGGCGGAACTGGTGCATCTTCAGTAGTAAATACAACTGCATTCTCCATTGTTGAACAAGATAATAATTGCCACGTATGGTAGAAATAGTTGAAATACAAACCTTTTGGGTTATAGATAGAATTCATCTTTTGGTTCGTGTCATAAACCATAAACCAGTTTTCATCGACTAATACAGCTTGGATTGCAGGGTTTTCGAATTCATCAATTACTGTAACATGTCCCATGAAGTCAGTACGATTCATGTTAAATGCAACTGCTAACACATCAACATCCAATTCTGCTTCCACTTCTGCTGTAATAAATAAATGTAATCCGTTCATATCAGATTTTGTGTGAACACCTGCGGCGTTGTATTTACGGCTTCCCATAGGAAGAGATAAACGACGTGCCGTTGAACGAATTTTCTT